GTGAAACATCCTCCCCTCGTTTTCAAGAGCACTAAGGAAGGAAGAAGCTTCTTCTGGCGTGGTCAGTTCCTTGTAGAGATCTGCAATCTGCTCAATCCCCAAGTTCTCCTCAATGACCGCCATTGCTAGGCAAACATCATCCCAAATTTCATCGAATTGCTCGTCTCCCTCAGGGATCAGATCTTCTCTGTATGCGTGGAGAGCATCCCAAACAGTTTGTAATTGTTGCTTCAGATCGTGCATGATTTATCCTTAAAAAGTTGGTTTACTGTATTTTTGACATCATCCCAAGAGTCTGTCTCTAGAAGGACATCAGGATTGTTCCCCATGTCTTCAACTGGGTGAATGATGATGAGGAATTGTTTTCCTCCACATTCCCTTCTGTCAGGGTCTAGGTAATCAACCCAAACAGTTATCGATTGGGTTTCGTTTAATTGTCTCTCGAAAGATGGAGAGACATCGTTATGCCAAGACTTGTCAAAGAATCCTTCAAGGTGAGGGATGTCAAAATCAAAGTCTCTAAATTCGTGGTAGTAGCTCATTAGAAATTCACTCCTTTGATTTGTACAAAACCAGTTTGATCATTTTTTGCTTTGCCTTTTGCATACAAGGCAACAACAACATTCTTCGGTTCAATGTGACGAATGTCTGTGTCGTCTCCATCAACAACTTGCCAGTTTCTAAAGGTCAAAGGGATGTCTTCTTTCTTCTGAAACACCACTGCAGCCCTACTATTAAAAGGGTTTTGCAGTCCCTTGATTGAGATCGGTTTCGGAGTGATTGAACTGAAAGAGTAAGTCAAATCGTAATTGTCATAACCGATTTTTCCTTCAAGATTTCTTGAGGGATGTTTTGTGTAATCGTAAAACTGGACATCAGAAAAGATCTGAAAAATTGTTTCATTCGTTTCGTTGGGTAGAGCAATCCGATAGTTCTCCCAAGGGATATCCGAAGTTCCATTGAGACGAACCAAAAGCTTGTACTCTCTAGCTTTCTCAGACCATTTCAAAGTCCAAATATCAGCACAAAGAGACAGTAAAAATGCTCTTCGGTTTGAGTACCAAAAATCAGTCTTTGCTTGTCTAGCTTTTTGAACTGAATTGAATGCTCCTCTCCCTGATGTGTAGAGACATCCTTCCATGCATCCTGCAAGCTTTGCATGAGCGCAAATGTCATCGTTTGGGGTCAGATAGAGGATTGCAGTCATGTACCCCAACTTCTCCCCCTTGATCGTTTTGGTTGATGCAGTTCCCAATAATTTCTTGTAGGGCAAACCTTCTTCACGAAGGATCTTTTTGAATGGGTTTTGATTGGTCATGATGTCTCCTTAGGATGAAAAGGTTTTGCCTTCTCGCTCAATAACTGGCGAGAGATAAATTGTTGGTTGACCTCCATTTGATTCAAAGAAAGAATCAAAGGATTCGTAAAGGGAAATGCACTCATTGGAGATCCCAATGCATTGACCATTTTTGAGGATGACGAAATCACAGATCACCCCCCCTCCAGTATTCTCAGAAAATGTTTTGTCTATGTATTCCATGATTGATCCTTAAAGTTTTACAGAGAGGTCTTTGCATTCGATCTGATAACCTAGTTTTTTGATCCCTTCCATCGCACGATAGGAGAGGGTTTTTGTACCCAGTAAATCAGCGAAGATCTTTGCTTTCTCGCAAACTGGGTAGAACAAATAACTTCCATAATGCTTGTCCATTTGGACTGTGATTTTTAGTGTTTCCATGATTTCTCCTTAGATGTAATGAACTGTCAAAGTAACGCATTCAGACCAAAGATTGCAAACCTCACAAATCGTCTCTTCTTCGTCTCCTGAGACTTCAAAGGTTTTATGCATTTTGGTTTTGAAGTGATAGTGATTTGGGAGGTTTTGTTCCCACTCCCAAAGGATTGTTCCTTCGTCATCATCAATCCCTGATTCGTCATCATTGATCAATGCAGAAGCTAAGTGTTTGGCGATCTTGTATTCGTATTTCATGATTAGATGATTCCTGATTTTTTTGCGTCTTTGTAGACAGACAGAGCGAGAGAACTGGCGATGGTGAAAAAGCAGATAGAAGCAACGAAAGCAAGAGGAGCAACAAGACCTCCCAAACCTCCCTCACCTCGCAAGAAGAACCAACAGACAAACTCAACCAATGCACCGAAGTACATCAAGACAGAGACTGAAGCATTGGAGTAAATGAAGAAGACTTTTTCGAGTTTCGTTTTCATGATTGATCCTTAGATTGAGAAAGAGTTTGCTTTGAGAAAATCAACTTCTTCGGGAAGCATGAGACAAACCGCAAATGGGTGTTTGTCCATGTACTTCTGAAGCTTTGTTCTATTGGAGAGAGAAGGGGAAGCTTTGAACTGATTGAGTAGTTTCAACATGAGGACTCCTTGAAGTGGTTTATTGGAGACTCAATTCTAATACACAAAATTGCACTTTGCAGCAAATTGGTGAAAAAAATTGTAAAAAAGTGCATCGCAGCAAGGATTTGAGAGAGAAATTTGCGAGGGGGAATCCTTGCGAAGCATTGCAGTTTCTCTCCTTGTTCCCCTAAAATAGAGTCATGAAACCACTAAGCAGAAAAGAGATAAGAGAAGGACTCTCTCAAGTACCAATGGAAGATCTCTTGATCGTTTCCAAAAAGTCCCTCACCTCGAAACAAAAGAACTTCGCAAGGGAATTAGCAATGGGTCAGACGAAAGCAGAAGCTTACCGAAGAAGCTACAAGAAGAACGCATCGAAATCAACTCTCGCCAGTAAACCTTACATCCTCGCAAGAGACGAAAGAATAAAGCTAGAGGTTGAAGCTTATGAACTAGCGATTGAGGGGGCTAAATACAGAACTCCTGCGCTACTGAGAGAACTTGTAATTCAATCACTTGTTCAAGTCTTGATCGATCCTGAGGCGAAACAAGCAACGAAGGTTCAAGCTTCCAAGGTCTTAGGAACTGTTACCGAAGTGTCAGCATTCACAGAGCGCAAGGAGATCAGGACAATCACTTCGAGCGAAGACACCAAAGCGAAAATCATGGAACAACTGAAGCTTCTGATGCGTGGAGATGCAGAGGATGTTTCCTTCGTGGATGCGGACTCCCTCTTGAAAGAGCTGAGTCCTGACCCCCACTCCGCCCCCACCCCCCTCTGGCCGCAGCAGGAGTCCCAGGATATATTACATACTATTCCACTCGAACAATCCCAAGAAGAATCGGATTCGGGAGGATTGGATGAGTTAAATGAAGACACCCCCCACCCCTCTGAAAATGCGACTGGCGCGACCCCACCCCATCCATTCAGGGAAGACCCCCAGTAGGTGGAGCAAAATGAGGTATTACTAAACGTTTAGTAATGCTAGTAGAAACCCTAGGGTATTAATAAACGTTTAGTAATGCGAAATCGGATGAGGGCGAGTAGTAGGGATAAGAGTTATGAACAGTGTATGGAGGTTCGGATGAGTCCTGTGCAGAAGGAAGTGTTCCTTATAGTGGATGAGTGGTGGAAGAAGTATGGGTTTAGTCCCTCTCTTAGAGACATAGCAAACCAGCGCGGCAAGATGAGTATGTCTAATACTTCAAAAATAATTAGCAGGCTGGTGGATATAGGTGTTATAAAGAAGGTAGACCGAAGAGGTAGGACTATCCGTCCTGTTTACATTAATTTTAGGAATCTAGAGTGAACATAGAAGAGATACTTAAGACATTACCGATAGCGGAGCAGGAGAGTCTTCTAGCGGATGTTGAGGAGTATAAGAATGCTTTGAGGAGAGAGAAGTCTCAGGCATCTTTTATGGAGTATGTAAAGGTGATGTGGCCGGGGTTTGTGCATGGAAGACACCACGCATTAATGGCTAAGAAGTTTGAGGAGATAGCTACTGGGAAGATTAAGAGGCTGATCATCAATATGGCTCCTCGTCATACTAAGTCGGAGTTTGCTTCTTATCTTTTGCCTAGTTGGTTCTTGGGGAGATTCCCTAATAAGAAGGTGATTCAATGTTCTAACACTGGCGACCTCGCGGTCAACTTTGGACGGAAGGTTAGGAATCTTGTAGGTAGTGAACAGTATGCAACTATCTTCCCAGATGTAAGTTTAAGACAGGATAGCAAGGCAGCTGGTAGGTGGGCGACTAATCGGGGTGGTGAGTACTTTGCTATTGGAGTAGGAGGAACAGTGACTGGTAAGGGTGCTGACCTACTGATCATTGATGATCCTCATTCTGAGCAAGAAGCGACTTTAGCCCAAGGTGATCCTAGTGTTTTTGATAAAGTTTATGAGTGGTACACCTCTGGCCCAAGACAGCGATTACAGCCAGGAGGAGCCATCGTAGTTGTGATGACTCGCTGGGCGGAGAAGGATTTAACTGGCAGGATTATCAAAGATGCCACGAAAAGAGATGCGTCTGATGAGTGGGAGGTTATAGAACTACCCGCGATTATGCCAAGTGGTAATCCATTGTGGCCTGAGTTCTGGAGTTTAGAAGAACTCTCTGCTTTGAAGGAAGAGTTACCAGTATCTAAGTGGAATGCTCAGTATCAGCAGACTCCAACTGGAGAAGAGGGTGCTTTAGTTAAAAGGGAATGGTGGAAGATCTGGGAGCCTGAAGATCCTCCGAGATGTGAATTTATCATCCAGAGTTGGGATACTGCTTTTACTAAGAATGAGAGATCAGACTACTCGGCTTGTGTGACCCTTGGCGTTTTTCACTTGAATGAGAATCCAGAAGACATCAATATTATTTTGTTAGATGCTTTTCAGAAGAGGATGGAGTTTCCTGAATTGAAGGAGAAGGCATTTAATCACTATAAAGATTGGGAGCCGGATGCTTTTGTTGTTGAGGCTAAAGCTGCTGGCGCGCCATTAATTTTTGAGTTGAGGAGGATGGGGATTGTGGTGAGTGAATACACCCCATCTAGAGGAAATGATAAGTTCGTGCGTCTAAACTCGGTGACTGATTTGTTCAAGTCGGGTAAAGTATGGGCACCTGATACGAGGTGGGCGCACGAGTTAGTCGAGCAGATGGCAGCGTTTCCGAATGCTGAGCATGATGACTTGGTTGATGCTTGTGTACAAGCGCTGATTCGTTTCAGACAAGGTGGATTTTTGCGGCTCGATTCAGACGAGCGCGAAGATCTAATCGGCTTCAGAAAGAAGCAAGTTTACTATTGAGGCTCTCATGGAAAAATCTTTATACGAAATGCCCAAAGGCATAGATGCCTTGCAAGGCCCAGAAATTGAAATTGAAGTTGAAAATCCTGAATCTATGTCTATTGAGATAGATGGGATTGAGATTGATTTATTCCCTCCTAAAGGTGAAGAAGATCAGTTTGACAGTAACTTGGCTGAGTTTATAGATGAAAGCGTACTAGCGACTATTGGATCTGATCTAGTAGAAGAGGTGTCTAGTGATGTGACATCTCGTAAAGACTGGGTGGAGATGTATGTCAAGGGTCTAGATGTTTTGGGGATGAAGTATGAAGAACGTACTGAGCCGTGGAATGGAGCTTGCGGGGTCTTTTCTACTATCCTTACAGAAGCTGCGGTTCGGTTTCAAAGCGAAACTATCATTGAAACTTTCCCAGCTGCGGGCCCTGTTAAAACGGAAATCATTGGCGCAATTGATCGTCTTAAAACAGAGGCAGCAGCTCGCGTCCAAGAGGACATGAACTACAAGCTCACAGAGGAGATGCCTGAGTATCGCCCTGAACATGAGCGGATGTTATTTAATCTAGGTCTAGCTGGCTCAGCTTTTAAGAAGGTTTACTACGATCCCTCACTGGGACGGCAGACTTCTGTTTATGTTCCAGCCGAAGATGTAATTATTCCTTATGGCTCTAGTAACTCTAGAACTGCTGAGAGAGTTACGCACATTATGCGTAAGTCTAAGAATGAGTTAAAGAAGTTACAAGTAGCTGGTTTCTATGTTGATGTAGATCTGGGAGAGCCTAGTAATTTACACACCGATGTAGAAAAAAAGAAAGCGGATGAGCAGGGTTACTCAGTAACTGACGACGACCGCTACCAGATTTATGAAATTCAAGTTGACTATGACTTACCTGGTTATGAAGATGAAGATGGCATTGCTTTACCTTACATTGTCACGATTGATGTTGGTACTAACAAGGTTCTATCTATTTACAGGAACTGGGATGAGAAAGATAAGAAGCGTCTTAAGCGCCAGCACTTTGTTCAGTATGACTATGTACCTGGCTTTGGTGCTTATGGCTTTGGTTTCATACACCTTATTGGTGGTTATGCGAGAGCCGGTACTTCTCTTATTAGACAACTCATTGATGCTGGCACATTAAGTAATCTGCCCGGCGGTTTGAAGTCTAGAGGACTACGAGTTAAGGGTGATGACACACCTATCGCTCCGGGCGAGTTCCGAGATGTAGATGTGCCGAGTGGGTCTATCAGAGACAACATCATGGCTCTTCCTTATAAGGAGCCGTCACAAGTACTGGCTGCTTTGTTGGAAAAGGTCACTGAAGAAGGTAGACGTTTAGGTTCTATTGCTGACATGAATGTCAGTGACATGAGTGCTAACGCTCCAGTGGGTACGACTTTAGCTTTATTAGAGCGTCAGTTGAAAACAATGTCTGCTGTGCAGGCGCGCGTTCACTACTCTATGAAGCAAGAGTTCAAGATCTTAAAAGCGATCATTCGTGACTATGCTCCTACAGAGTATGACTACGATCCCGCTTCGGGAACTCGGATGGCTAAGCAGGAAGACTATGACATGGTGGATGTCATTCCTGTATCTGATCCTAATAGCTCGACTATGGCTCAACGCATCATGCAGTATCAAGCTGTGATGCAGATGGCTCAGCAAGCTCCCCAGATCTACAACTTGCCTAACCTACATCGTCAGATGATTGAGGTTTTAGGTATTAAGAATGGTGAGAAGCTGGTTCCAACTCCTGAAGATGAGGATCCAAGAGATCCTATTAGTGAGAACATGGCGTTCTTGAAAGGCGAACCTACTAAGGCGTTCATCTATCAAGATCAAGATGCTCACATTGCGGCTCATACAACGTTTATGCAAGACCCAATGATCGCTGCAACGATGGGGCAGAACCCAATGGCTCAGCAAATGATGGCGGCTATTCAAGCTCACATCGCAGAGCATTTAGGATTCTTGTACAGACGCAAGATTGAAGAGCAAATGGGCGTACCTTTGCCTCCTCCAAATCAAAAACTGCCAGAAGATGTGGAAGTTCAGTTGTCAAAGCTCATTGCGGAGGCAAGTGCCCAGCTTTTACAGGCAAATACAGCTATGGCTCAGCAGAAACAGGCTCAACAACAGGCTCAAGACCCGCTTATTCAGATGCAACAAGCTGAATTGCAGATCAAAGCTGATGAAGTTAAGCGTAAAGCTGCGAAAGATCAGGCTGACATGGCTTTGGCTCAAGCAAGATTGCAGATTGACGCTGAAAGAATCAAGGCAGAAGGTCAAAGAGAGGCTATGCGCTTGCAATCTCAGCAGAAACAGACAGAACAGAAGCTTAAAGCTGATGTTATTACCAAAATGACGCGAGGCTAAATGACAAAACCCCTAGTTTCTCTATTAATGCTGGCGTATAACTCTGCTAGGTTCATTAAATATGCAGTTGATAGCGTTAAAAATCAGTCTTATGAGAATTGGGAGCTGATTATCGTTGATGATTGCTCTGATGATGGAACATGGGAGATAGCATATATGCTTTCTACCTATGATTCACGTATAAAAGCATACAGAAATGAAGAGAATATAGGGATTGTCAAGAATCGCAAGAAAGCTTATTCATTATCTACAGGTGATTTGGTAGGTCACCTAGATAATGACGATATGTTAGAGAGATATGCACTAGATGAGATGGTTAGATCCTTTGATCAGCTACCAAAAGTGGGCTTAATCTACTCAGATTTGGCTCAAATTGGCGAAAAAGGAGAACATCAACTGTATTCTGAAAGTAAGACTTTTGATCCAAATACGCTACATCAGCATGGCTGGAGGCACTTTGGGATGTACCGTCGTAAGGTAATGGATCATATTGATGGATATAACGAAAAGTTAATAAGTGCCTGTGAGGATGGCGACTTGTTTATGCAGATTGCGGAGAAATATCCAATCGCTAGATTACCTAAAGTTTTATATTTATACCGAGCACATTCTGGAAATAACAGTGCAAATAACAAAAAGTGCGAAAACTGTGAAGAACGCCCAGTTTGTAACTATATGCGGGTATGGAGTAAATCCGCTAACTACGATCCTATTACTTTTAAAAAGCGTGAGGTAGAGCATGGAACTGAAAATATTTGATATCTTGAACCAAAAGATAAATGAACGGATTCAAGATGTAAGTGGATCTTTATGTGATGGCGTGGCTAAAGACTACGCTGATTACAAAGGTATGTGCGGAGTAATCAAGGGTCTACGAACCGCACAGTATGAGTTGAATGACCTTTTAAGAAAAATTAAGGATGATGACGATGAGTGAATTTGATGTGTCTGCTGTTGATCTTTCTGGTCTTCTAAACAAAGAACCAGAGGAAAAAGCACGACAAGTGCCCGATCCCGCTACTTACCATATTCTTTGTATGCTTCCCAAGGCTGAAGAGGAATTTAGCGAAACTGGCATTTTGAAATCTACTACAGCCATGCTCCATGAAGAATTGCTTTCTCCCGTCTTGTTTGTAGCCAAAATTGGCCCAGACGCTTTCAAAGACGAAAAACGATTTCCTTCAGGCGCTTCCTGCAAAGTTGGAGACTTCATCATTACGCGACCTAATACTGGGACGCGAATGAAAATACACGGTACCGAGTGGCGACTAATCAATGACGATAGCGTTGAAGCAGTGGTTCAGGATCCCCGTGGAATTCAGCGACCTAATTTCTAAGGAGTAAATCATGCCCGAAATTGAAAAACAAGAATTTAGTTTTCCAGATGAGGAAAAGAAAAAACCAGAAGTTGAAGATGATGGCGGGGTAGATGTAGAGATTGAAACCTCTGCTCAATCTAAAAAAACAACATCTTCTAACGATGATGACGAAATTGAAAAATATGATGAGAAGGTTAAAAAGCGTATTGCTGATCTTCAGTCTGGTTTTCATAATGAACGTCGCCGCGCTGAAGAAGCTGCTCGTGAGCGAGAAGAGGCTGTAGCCTTCGCTCAGTCTGTAGCTGAAGAGAATAAAAAACTCAAAGGTTCATTATCTGATGGTCAGTCAGCATTATTAGAACAAGCTAAAAAAGTAGTGGCTAATGAGGTAGATGATGCCAAAAGACGCTACAAATTGGCTTATGAATCTGGTGATTCAGATGCTTTGGTTGAGGCACAGGAGTTATTAACTTCTGCCAAAATCAAAATGGAGCGGGTAAATAATTTCAAACCTGCTTTACAAAAAGAAGAAAATGAAGTAAAAATCGCACCTAGGGAAGTCCCTCGCCAGCCGCAAGCAGACCCTAAAGCTGCTAGATGGCAAAGCGAGAATTCTTGGTTTGGTAGCGATGATGAGATGACCAGCTTTGCTCTGGGCTTACATACTAAGCTCATTAAGTCTGGAATTGACCCAAGCTCCGACGAATATTACGCGCGACTTAATTCGCGTATTCGCCAAGTGTTTCCAGAGAACTTCGGTCTGGATAACAACGAATCGGAAACTCAAACGAGTTCCGCTCCTCGTCAAAAATCGAATGTCGTCGCACCTGCGACACGGAGCACCTCATCTTCCAAGATCCGGCTCACTCCATTTCAGGTAACGATGGCTAAGAAGTTCGGTGTATCCCACGAACTCATGGCTCAAAAAATTGCAGAATTAAGAAAAGGTGAATGATATGTCTGAAACTCAAACTCGTGCTAAACGTGAAACTGAAAGCCGTGAAGCTACCGCCCGTCCAAAACAATGGATGCCGCCCCAGCTTTTGCCTGATCCTCATCCAGAGCCAGGCTATGCTTTCCGTTGGATCCGTGTTAGTACCTTGAATAAAGAAGACGCTACCAATATTTCTTCAAAACTGCGCGAGGGCTGGGAACCTGTAAAGGCTTCTGACCATCCTGAAATTCGTTTGTTTGGATCTAGCAGTCATGCACAGTTTCCAGATAGCGTTCAAGTCAGTGGTCTGTTACTTTGCAAAACACCCGTGGAATTTACTGAACAGCGAAATGCGTACTATCGCAATCAAGCGGAAGCGCAAATGCAGTCAGTAGACAACACCTATATGCGAGAAAATGATCCACGGATGCCTATGTTCAAAGAACGTAAGTCCACGGTCACTTTCGGAAAAGGTACTTAAATTTTTTTGGAGACTTAAAATGTCAATGACCAATACCCCCTATGGCCTACGAGCCATAAATCGTAACGACGGCATGCCTTATGCTGGCGCTACGAGTCAGTTCCTGATTGACCCAACCAGCGGCGCTGGTACTAACTTGTTCTTTGGACAAGCTGTTCTCATCAATGCAGACGGTTATATCGCTTTGTGTACCGCTACCGGCTCAGACTTAACTACCAATAACCTTGGTGGTTCTAGTTTGGGTGCTTGGGGCGTTTTTGTTGGTGCATCCTACATCAATGCACAAGGTCAGCAGATTTACGGTCAGTACTACCCCTCCGGCACAACCGGCGTGGTGACTGCATACGTGATCACTGATCCTAACGTTACTTTCCAAGCTCAATTGGATGGTCAAGTAACTCAGGCCGCTCTTGGCGCAAACACCTTCTTTGCTGCTGCGCAGTCTACTTCTACAGGTTCTACCCGTACAGGTAACTCTACCAGCGCCTTGGAAAGCACAGTAGTTACTACTGCCGCTGCGTTTAAGATCATCGGTTTTGCTTCACCATTGACTGATACTTACACTGAAGTGTTTGTTAAGTTCAATCCCGGCGCTTCCGCTTTCACTAACGCCGTTGGCATCTAAGGAGCTAAATCATGGCTATTTCACGCGCACAACTGC